TTAAAAATTTACATAGCTACTGAAAGCATCTGTTGCTTCTTTAGTAACTTCATCAGAAACATGAGTGTAAGTATCCATAGTTATTTGTAAAGAAGAATGTCCTAAACGTTCTTGGATTATTTTAGACCTAACATTATCTGATTCGAATAATAATGTTGCGTGGGTATGCCGAAAACCATGACAACCAATAGAATGTAAGTTAGCTTTTTCTGCCAATCTTTTGGAACGTTGGTAAATGTCTTGACTTCGGAACATGGTACCATCAATTTTTGTGAAAATAAGTTGTGTTTTAAACCCACCTTTTTTCATTAAAGCCTCACACTGTCTAAGTTTCCATTTTTTTAAGATATAAGCAGTCTTGTTATCAAAAGAAATCTTACGAATAGAATTGGGAGTTTTAGGATCGTTTATAGTCAATCCGCTTGTACTGATAGCAGTAGTTTTATTTATATTAACTACCTGCTTTTTTAAATCAATATCATTCCAATTCAATGCTAAAGCTTCACCAACACGTATACCAGTAAAAGAAAGTAAGCGAAAAATAGCACAGTCTAAGTCAGCATAGTATTTTAGAACTAAACTTTCTTCTTTGGCTTGATTGGCAATGCTATCAGCTGTATTTAAGAAATGTTCCAGTTCGTCTTTTGTATAGAACTTTCTTTTTGTATTCTTTTCTACTTTCTTTAGCGAACTAGGCTTAGTTATTTTCTTAAATGGGTTTGAGTCTATTATTTCTAAACCAACAGCATAGTCACAAACACGAGAAGCATAACTCAAAAGTACTTTTCCCATTTCATTCTTTTTATACCATTCATTAACAGATTTTTGCACGATCTTTACTGTTAAACGCTCAAGTCTCATTTTCCCGAATGTGGGTAAAATGTGTTTTTTCATACGTCGTTCAGTAGCTATGAATGTGGATTCCCTAACTGTTTTTTTGTATTCGTCCAACCACATATAATAAACTTCTTCAAAAGTGGTTAAACGAGTATGCTCGTTAGCTAGATTTCCATTATCAAAATCTAATTTTTTTTGATTAATCTTGAGCTGTGCTTCTTTTTTTGTATTACAGTTTCTGATAGTGACATTAATTTGTTTTCCAGTTAAATAATCTACGCCTAAATAGGCAGTTACTTTCCAGTATTTTTGTCCTTTTTTTGTATATTGTTTAAAAGTTGCCATTTTTTATCCTTTCCACTTGGGCAAGCGAATAGAAGGAATGACAAATTTCTAGCACCTCCTTATTAAATTTTAAAGCCCCTAGCATGAATCGAACATGCTAGAACTCACCAGAGAGGGGAATCTTTTATTTTAGTATTTTGATTTTATTAGTATCCAGCGCTTCAGATCTAGCTACGATTTCATCACCCGCTTTTATTTGCATAAAAGGTAATTTATTATCTTTCGTGAAAGGTGATGCGATCGCTTTTAAAACACCGATGTAGTTTTGTCTGTCAGTGGAATCTAAATTTTCCCAATCAGTAGATAAATTTAATTGTACGTAATTAATATTGTTATTAGATTTTGTATCTACTTCCGCACTTAAAATATACGGGTAACCTTCGTTTTTATAGTTATTAAGTTCTTCATTTAACTTTTCTTGATTTTGTTTCTGATAGTTTTTTGTTTCAGTAACGGTGGTTTTATCATTTCTGTTATTTGGAGTTTTTTTATTTATATTTAATGCACCGGTAACCATCAAAATAAAACTAATAACTAAAAGTAATAAAGCTTTTTTCTTAGGCTGTTTTTTGAAAAGCGAAATAATAAACAAAATGATACTAACAAGTATACCTAACAACCCGATTAAAACTAAAAATTCCATATGAAAACCTCTTTCTATTTGATATAATAAATTTGTAAGCTAAATCTCGAAATGAGGTTTTAAGTCCGTGGTATCGCACGGGCTTTTTTATTGCGCATAAGAATAATTCTTTTTGAAATACGAATGACAAACATCGAAACATTCCGTTCTTAAATTACTATTTATAGAATAAAAATCCATAAAGTTATCTAATTTAAATTGTGATTCATCCGTTAGTTCATTTTCTACAAAAATGTTTAATAGAATTATAATTGCTATTTTATTAGCTTCTGTCTCAAACTTTGAATGAAAAATAATAGAGCTATCATATAACGTTGTATATTCGTAGTGTGAAGCGATAAAATGGCCGAGTTCATGTGCTAAATGAAAGGCTTCCGCTCTATCCTCATGTAATTTTTCGTTTAAAAATACGATTCTTGGCTTAGGATAGTAGAATCCAGATTCTTCCATTTCCATATAAACCAATTTTAAATTATAATCACTTAGCAATTCTTTCAGTTTTAAATACATACCAACTACCACTCCAATTACTCGTTTTCTTCCAAAGCTTTAGCAATAGCAATTGCTTTACGCATCGTCTCCTTTGAAATTTCTTTTCCATCAAATGAAAATACAGTATCATCTTCTGATAAATCTACTTTTTTTGGAGCTTCTTTGAGTTCTCTTCCAAGAAGGTAGTCTACAGATACATCAAAGTAGTCAGCTACTTTTCTTAGACCTTCTGAATTTGGAGAAACTTTTTTCCACTTGCTAAAATATCCATTTGAGTAGCCTAGAGTAATTTCTAATTGTCGAATGGACATCTTCTTCCTTTTTGCTAATTCTTTTATTATTTCATAAGTATTCATCGATTTGACAACCTTTCTGAATGCTTACAAAAAAAGTTTAGAAAAAAACTCTATTTTAATTGACAAATCAGAGTTTAAGCTCTATACTGTATTTTGTAAACAAGTTAGTCAACTAAAAAGACAACAAAAAAACAATATTGATAAATGAACGCTAACCGCCAAGAAAGCTATAAATCAATGTTTCAATGTCTTATTTAATTACGTTTTGATTATAGAATAAAACTCTATTCGTGTCAACCGAATTTAGAAATTAGTTGATTAATTTGTTTACTAATTCAGAGAAAGGAGAAAAAGCATGGCAAATATTCAAGAAACACGTCAAAAAATTTTAGACCATTTTAAATCTAACGATTGGGAAATTCCTGATGTAGCAAGTGCGTTAGGAATTACAGAACAATATCTACGAAAAATCCTAAACAATCCAGAAAAACATTTAAAGCAAATGACCGATATTATTGCTTATTACAAAATCAGATAGGAGGTATAAAAAATGGAAGTGATTTTAACTCCAGAAAATGAAGCTTCTCTAAGAGATTTTGTACATGGAATTATTGTTGATGAAATAGAAAAAGCACGAAGAGATACCGCAGTTGATAAGCGAGTTTTAAATCAAACAGAGATTGCAAAATATTTCGATGTATCCACTACAACAATAAGGGAATGGGAGAAGCTAGGTCTTCCGCATGGATCAGTAAGTAAACAAGGGAAGTTCTACGACAAAGAAGAGTGTCGCAGATGGCTTCTATCACAAAAAAGATAAATCTTGGGCAAGCGAAATTTTAAATAAGGAGATAGAACATGAAAATAACAATCGAAGGAACTGAGCAAGAAATAAAAAATATCCTCTCAACTATCGGAAGTAGTCAAGAGGATAAAAACAGCAAAATCATTAATGAACTGTTATTAAATGGCAAAGAGGTTAGGTTGGAAAATATATGATAATTTTATCTGTATTAATTTTTACAAGTATATTTTTTTTAATATTACGCAAAAAAAGAACAGTACTTATGATAATTGCTCTATCAGGAATACTGATATTTTATGAGACAGTCTTAGCAGAGTTAGGCTATATAAGTATTGTAGAACTATATCTGTTGATCAATTTTCAATGTTTGCTGTTTAACTTCTTTACGGATGTCAGGAATTAATCGATTCATTTGTAATAATCCTATAGATACTTCGGCTGAATCAATTCTTCCATCAGCATAAACGATTTTTTCAAACAGCTCTTCGGATACGACAGAAAGAATTGGTCCTAAGGCTGCTTTATATTCAGAGAAAATTGCTATTTTGTCTTCATCTTTTATCGATAATAACTTCCACTCTGTGTCATAGAGTCGAATCTCAAGAGTAGATAACTTAAGCAAGGCTGATAAAAAATCATCTAATATTTTGTAATTACGTTCAACTTCTTTTGTGTAAACAACTTGCTTTATTTCCATGGCTTTAATTTTTACCGAATGGGAATTAGAAAAGTAAGCAGTAACTAAAGTAGCAACGAACCCAGTTATACCTATAAGTAAAGTATCAGACATAATATTTCACCACCTTACCAGTTATTTCAGCATTGAAAGGCTGATAACTAAATTATACCAGAAAGGAAATAAATCAAATGAACAATTTAGTAATTATGAAAAACCAACAAGCAGTAACAAGTAGTTTACAAGTTGCCGAAACATTTAATAAAAACCATCGTGATGTTTTAGCAGCAATTGATGATTTAAAAGAGGGGGTTGCGGAAAATTACGCAGACCTATTTTACGAAGATAACTATATTCATCCGCAAAACAAACAATCATATCGCCAAGTAATTATGAACCGTGACGGATTCACACTACTAGCAATGGGATTCACAGGTCAAAAAGCTTTGCAATTTAAATTGAAATATATCGAAGCTTTTAATCTAATGGAAAAAGAAATTCAACAGCCTAAACTTCCAACTTCGCAAAGAGAATTGGCGATACTTGCTTTATCAGCAAATGAAGAAACAAATGAGCGTGTAGATGTAATAGAAAAAGAAGTAGCCGACTTAAAAGACAATCAAAAAATCGGTGCAGATGATTATGGCTACTTATCACGTCGAGTTCATCAACGAGTAGCAGAAGTTGCAAGAGGATTTGGGAAAATCACAAAGGAACAGCGTGGAAAGTTATACAAAGATATTAATTCAGGTATTAAGCAAATCACAGGCGTGGGGACCCGATCACAATTAAGAGAAAAACATTATCCAATCGTAATTGAATATATCAATGACTGGGAGCCGTCCACAGCAACAAAAACAGTTGTAAGACAAATGAGCTTTGACTTAAACGACATTGCATAGGGAGAATATTATGGCTTATACAACTGAACAAGAAAGTTGGATACTCAACCAAATCAAAAAAGAGCGTAAACAACTACAAGATGATAGAGCAGCGCTTAGACAATCAGAACAACTGACCGAAGGAAAAGCTTATCAAATTGAAAGAGAACTTGAATTTTTAAGATATTTAGAAATTCAAAATAGAATCCATGCATAAGGAGAATCCTGTGGAAATAATTAAATATAAAGGTAAAGAATTAAAAGTTGTAGATACTACAGGCAACTATAGAAATACTCTTGTAGTAATTTTTAAGGGCCAACATCGTTTGTACCACAAGAAATCTAAATCAATTATCGGCGGAGATAACAAATTAAATGAAGCAAAATTGAATCAGGGATTTCGAGGATCAGTATTAAGTACGATTTAGGAGGAATGAAAATGAATAAAAGAGGGTTAGCGGCAATTGCCAAACATCCTAGGGTTCGAATGAGACGAGTTCAAGCAATTGCGTATGTAAGTCTGATAGGTAACGTCGTATTTTTAATTTGTATTTTTGCAATGGCTATTGCAGGTAGATAGAAAAGGGGAATATGAAATACTAAACAAAATATCCAAAGAACAAAAGAAAACAAATAAATAGCTCCAAACTATTCCGAGTAGCATGGAGCGGAAGAATAATAATTTAAATCATTATGGCAACATCAATAAACTATCAGAGTAAATAGATAAAACTATTCCAAATATCAGAAACCATATGTAGTATCAACAACAATTGTTTTCGGGTCGATTCCTAATCTAATGGATTCGATGATATCAATTACAGAAGCTTTATAGTAGTACGTTTTACTGGATGATACTACTTCATGTTCACTTGTTTTAATTAAAAAGTAGTACTTACCATCACTAGATTTTTTTATAACAAAATACATGAGCATCCCTCCAAGCTTAGTAAATAAATTATACCAGAGAAAGGAATAAAAAGAATGACCAGAATAGAAAAACTAGAGCAAACGAAAAAACTTGCTGATTTATGGTACCAGCAACAAAAGGGGCGGATATATATTGCTCAACAAAAAAAGAAAAGAGGTATTTGAATGCCAAAATTATATGATTTTAAAAAAGCTAAAGAGCTAATTGATGTCGAAGTGGATAATGCAGATGTTGATAAAGTATTTTTAGGAACTCTATCAGATTACTTTTGGACTGCCGAAACTGTTTGGGAAAAAGGCAAATATATTATTGACTTGGGAAAAGTAAAGACTATTGCTGGAATTCCAGGAAGTGATTGGGATACTCCAATTATCAATATTTATTATTCAGATGGAAAAGAGAAGAAATTCGAATGTTTCAAAGAGGTAACAAGCGATGAATTTGCAGATTTTTGTCGGAAGTTATAAAAAATGCCCAATCGTCTGCCAACGATTAAGGCACATACAAAAATTATACAAGAAAAATTATATCACAGAAATGAGGTCTTGTTAAATGGCTGAACAACTAAATGTTTATCAAAGATTAGCAGAAGTAAGAAAAAAAGTATCTTATTTAAAAAAAGAACAATCAGGAAGTCAATTTAATTATGTAGGGTCAAGTGATGTCCTAGGAGCTTTACATTCAAAAATTAATGAAATGGGATTGTTATTACAACCAGCAATTACAGGCCATAAAGTTAAGGACCAGATAGAGATTATAAATCAATACAATAAGTACACGAAACAGACAGAACAGAAACAAAGAATAACATATTTTACTGAACTTGAGATGACTATGCGCTGGATTAATATTGATAATCCAGAAGATTTTTTGGAATCAAAGTGGTATGCACAAGGTGTTGATATTGCTGGTGAGAAGGGTGTAGGTAAAGCATTAACTTATGCAGAAAAATATTTTTTATTGAAATTTTTTAATATTGCAACAGATAAAGATGATCCTGATTCATTTCAAAAGAAGCTTGATGCTAAAGAACCAATAAATTTGGTTAATGGTAAACAAATATCAGAGATGAACGATTTAATAAGAAAAGTAGCGGAACTAAGCTCAAGCGATATGCAAGTTGTTAGAAATGGATTGTTGCAACATGTTGGTTCACAAACATTAGACAATATGACAGATAAACAGTATCCAGAAGCAATGAGACAGTTAAATAAGTGGAAAAGTAACTATGAAATAGAGATCAATAAAAACAATACAAATGATCAAGTAAAAAATATTAACTGGGGGCAAAGGTAATGACAAATGAATTAACAACAAATGTGCAGTTTAAAGTAGATTTTAAAGCCAGTGAAATAACAATTCAGAACGAATCGCAACTAAAAGAAATGGTTGATAAAGCAGTAAATCATTACTCAAGTATGATTTTTACAGATGCGAATATTCCAGAAGCCAAGCAAGCAAAAGCGGATTTAAATAAAGTGGCGACACTTTTAGATAATGAGCGCAAAGCAATAAAAAACGAGTATAACAAACCCTTGAAATCGTTTGAAGACAAAATTAAAACTTATGTTGGACAAATTAAGTTAGTAAGTGATGGCATCAACGAAAGTATCCAATTATATGAAGAAACAGAACGTTCTAAGAGGCTTGAAAAAATCAAAGATACTATTAAAGAAATGTCAGAAAACTATAGTGTTGAGGTAGAAGAAGTAGGTATTAGAAACAACTGGTTAAATAAGAGTTCTTTTACTGCAAAAGGAGAAATAAATAAAAAAACTTTAGAAGAAATTGCTGCCGATATGACAATGATTTTTAAAGAAAAAGAGCGAGTTATAGGAGAAAAAGCGATTATAGAAAATTATGTAAAGGCACTAGGATTAGAGCCTTACTCGTGGTTAAGCCAAATTGATAACGGAAAAACAGCTGCAGAATTGATGGTTGAGATTGATGCTGCACTAGCAAAGAAAAAAGCCGCTGAAGAAAGGGCTATAGAACAACAGAAAGCACATGAAGAATATGAAGCAGCAATGCGAGAATTAAATGAAACAGTCGTAGAAGATAAAGTAATTGACAAAAATACAGGAGAAATAGTCAGTGAACTATCACCGAAAGCGGAAGTAGAAGATACAAATAAAAATACAGTAACATTAAGACTTTCAGGTTCGCACAGTCAATTGACAGCACTTAATGAGTTCATAGTTGATAGTGGCATTATGGTGGAAGTGATTGAGTGATTGGAAAAATCATAAACCACATAGGAAATAAATTGGTCATCGAATTTGAGGATGAAATAAATTCAAATTTTCTCGAACTTCTGGCTAATAACGATGATATTTTAACGAAAGTTGAATTCTTAGATAATCGACAGATGTCTCAAAAACAGAATGCACTTTCTCACGTTCTAATAGCCGATGTGGCACGTTGGAGCTATGACGAACCTAAATGGATTGAAAGTGTCTTGAAATACTACTACGAGGCTAAGAGTGGTGTTTATTTTGAACATAGTCGAGCTACCAAGAATGAAGCGACGGAGTGGATTGGTTTCTTGATTGAGTTCATTTTGAAAAACGATATACCACTGGAAAAAAGATACCAATATTTGCTTGAAAATAACAAATGGTTTTACTACTGTCTGAAATATCGTAAGTGCTGTATTTGTGGTAAACATGCTGACGTTTGTCACATTGAGGTTGTTGGTATGGGGCGTAATCGTAAAAAGATTAATCATGAAACATTCACATTTTATGCAGGATGTCGTCAGCACCATCAAGAGGAGCACCAAATAGGCACTAAGAACTTCTTGAATAAGTATCAAATTAAACCAGTGAAATTGAACATCGAAGAACGTAAAAAGTTAAACATAGGAGGATAGAACGGTGGCTGAAAGAAGAATGTTTGCAAAGACCATCATTGATAGCGATGCATTTTTAGACATGCCGCTGTCAACTCAATCTCTTTATTTTCATTTGTCAATGCGAGCGGATGATGATGGATTTATTAATAATCCTAAGAAAATCCAACGAATGGTTGGATGTGGAGATGATGATTTAAAGCTATTAATGGCCAAAAGATTTATTTTAGTTTTTGATAGCGGAGTTATTGTTATCAAGCATTGGAAAATTCATAACTATATTCGAAATGATCGATACAAACCAACTCTATATCAAGAAGAAAAGGCTGAATTAGCTGAGAAAAATAGTAAGGCATATACCTTTAAAACCGAGGTTATAGAGAGTGAAAACCATCTTGGTATACCAGATGACAACCGCATGGGATACCAAATGGATACACAGGTTAGGTTAGGTAAGGATAGGTTAGTTAAGGATAAAAAAAAGAATAGTGTTGAGCCGAGCTCAACTATGCCTGAACTATTCGAAAAAGTTTGGAAAACTTATCCAAAGAAAACCAACAAGAAAAAAGCTAGAGAACAATTTTTAAAGAAGTTCAAGACGGAAGAAGATTTAGAGCCGTTTAAAAAAGGATATAAGGACTATCTTGCGTATATTAAATTAAACGATTGGTATCACCCACAAGAATTGTTTCGTTGGATACGTGATGATCGTTATAACGATGAATATGATTTATCTCAAACAAATAAACAGCCTGCGTATTCTAAGGAGCCATTGCGACAAGAGAAATTACCAAATTGGAATGGGATGCAAGAAGATGTACCTTTATCACCTGAAGAATTAGCTGAATTAGAACGACAAAAACAAGAATTATTAGGAGAGTGACAATATGATAAACCAAGTTGTGTTAGTTGGACGTTTAACGAAAGATATAGATTTACGCTACACCGCAAGTGGTTCTGCAGTTGGAAGCTTTACTCTTGCTGTGAACCGTAACTTTACAAACCAAAACGGCGAACGAGAAGCGGATTTTATCAACTGTGTAATTTGGCGTAAGCCTGCTGAAACAATGGCTAATTATGCTCGCAAAGGAACATTATTAGGAGTTGTTGGAAGAATTCAAACTCGTAATTATGACAACCAACAAGGCCAACGTGTCTATGTGACTGAAGTTGTTTGCGAAAGTTTCCAATTATTAGAGTCAAAAAGCACCAATGAGAATAGAAATAGCATTCAGAGTTCGCAGAATAGCGTTACAGGCGTTCAAAATAATTTCGAGAGTAATTACGCCACAAATCAAAACAAAGGCTTAAATCAGCGAAATAACAGCCAACAAATGTCGTTTGGTGGAGATGTAGATCCGTTCGCAGGCGCAGGTAATTCAATCGACATTAGCGACGATGATCTGCCGTTCTAGGAGGTTAAAGAATGAACAGTGTAATTTTTGAAGATATAGCACGTATTCAAGCTGAAAAAAAGCAAAAGCGGAAAGAAATGCTCAAGCTAATGAATGAAAACCCAGATTGGTATAGACATCCAAAAAGCATGGTCTATCGTCAAATTAAATTGCTTGGTAAGGATATTGGTGAGCAAACAATGGATAAATCTAAACCAATCAGCTCAATTGATAAAGACAAGTTCTCCATTCAAGAATATTTGTATTTGCAGTGGGTTGGTTATTCAGTGAATGCAATCATAGAAGCATTAGGAATGCCTAGAAACAAATTCTGGGAATATAAAGCTGAACATTTAAATTAGGTTTATGAAGTGAAAGCGAGTGTTCATGTTGCTGGAGATTTATTACACGCCAACATCCGCTATTATTGCGGATGCATTGGCTAGAAAATATGAGGTCGTTTCTTTAGACAAAGCTAGAAATATTGCGAAGAAATTTAAGGCTAGTTTAAAGCAGAAAACGGACCTTTATGCGATTGAGGGAATTTTGATTGATGCTGGTTATAAAAAAGAGCCAGTGAATTTGTGAGAAAGTAGAGGAGTTTTTGAACATGAGAAAAAATTACAGATTGATTTACAAACAGTGTTACATGGGTGAAGAATTGCAGGACACAATTATAAAATACAACAAGACAATTGCTGAGATGGAGCAATCAGTAAATGACTTGTACAGCGATCCTCATGTGTTTAGTGTTCGCTATGAAGAGGTGCAAAATGATTCCAAAGTTTAGAGCAAGAGATGAACGAGGAAACTGGCATGTTGGACTTCTAACTTTTATGTTTGGCCAGTATGCCATCGTAAATGAAGCAGATGAAAATTCGGTTTATCTGATTGATAAGGAAACAGTCGGACAGTCAACAGGCTTGAAAGACAAGAACGGCGTTGAAATTTTTGAGGGGGATTTAGTCGAACATGATGACAATATAAATGGCACGTGGGAAACGTTTGAAGCTTGCGAAATTGTTTACGATGTAGACTATGCGCAATTTTGTTTTAAGAACGATGCTAGCAACTTCCTATCATATTACAGAAATTTATGTATTATCGGAAATGTTTATGAGGATGGTGATCTTTTAAATGACAGTGAAGATACAAAAAGAAATTAAATTCAAAAACAAGTGTAGCTGCCTAGTCGATGAAGAAGAGTTATCGAATGCAATTCTGTGGTATCAAAAATCACCAACTTTAGGAAATAAGACCATTTATTTACACGGGAAATATCCAGCAGTTTCTATTGGAGACGAAAAAATTCATGTCCATAGGTTGTTAATGCAGTATTGGCTGAAAATAAGATTACCCTTTCATGCTAGTGTACATCACTTAAATGAAAATAAACTAGATGCAAGAAAATCGAATCTCAGCGTGATGATAAACAGCGGACATAACAGCAAGCATAATAAAGGAAAAGTTCTTTCTCAATCAACAAAGGCAAAAATATCAGTAGCCAATAAAAAAAGAAAAGGAATGAAATTCAAGGAAAGAAGAAATATTCCAGCAAATGAGTTGAAAGATTTATTGAAATTCGGGTTTTCTAAAAATTATATTGCTAATCTTTACCAAGTAGATTGGACGACAATCAGAGCTAGAATCCATGAAAATCCAGAACTATTGGAGGGAAATTAAATGCATGAACTAATAAAAGAAATTGAACGTCAATTAGAAATGGATCGCATTGAAGAAGGAAATATGTCAGCAGAAGATGTTTTATACATCGTAAAAGGTTTTAAAAGACCATATCTAAACGAAAATCAGCAGATTGTGCTGGATTGGTTGAAAGAATCATGCAAATTAAACGGATTACGTGAAGTTATCGAAATTATGGGGTTTCTATCAACTACTGGTGGAAAAATGAAGTATAAGCAAGTAGCTTATGCATATGGTGATTTAAATGATGATGAATTGAAGCAAGTATTACAAGCGTTTAGCCGGTGGGCTATTGAACAGGAGGAAGCAGAATGAGTGATTATTTAGATCGAATAAAAAAGAAAATGGAGCTTAAATCAAGAGCCGAAGCGCTAGAGGTTATGGAAGAATCTTTAAAAAAAGGGTTTAAATATGTGGTCAGAGATTGCGACAGCGAATATCTTTCCTTTTTTTCCTTGAAGCCTAAAAAATATATGGACCTAGGTTCGTGGGGTTATGTTAACGAAAATGCACAAGGTGCATTGCCATCAATCGTAGTTCTTAGAAATACAGATATTACTGAAATTTCATGGCGTAATAAACAACCAATCATAATTACTGAATTTTTAAAGTATCAAAAAGCTGGACTAGAAGACGAACTTTTCAGAGTGGAGGAAGCAGAGTGAAACAATTAAAAATAAGCTATATAGATTTAGCTGTAATAATTGAAAGCATCTATTACGGAGGAGATGAAGATGTATCTGATATTGAGGACTTATTGAAATATTTGCGTGATAACGGACATCTGTCTACTGTTTTAACAGTTTCAAGGGGGATTAGTGATGAATAAACAAGAATTGATAGACATATTAGAGAATTTAGAATGTAGCACAGAAAGTTTAAGCTATGACAACGGTTATGAACAAGGCGTTTATGATTCGTTGTCGCACGTGATACTACTAGACGAACCGAAAAAAGTCGTGGTGCCGAAGTTCGTGGCGGATTTTATAGAAGACGGCAACCATTACGATAAAATAGCGTTCTTAGTACATCAGAAGTATCTAGGTATCAACTCGATCATGAGAGAATGTCCTGTTAAAAAATGGCTTATGTCTGTTGACTATGAAACTGTATTAAGTTTAGTCAACGGCTACGAAGTCGAGAAAGAGCAATTGTATTATGTGAAGTTGACAGAAATTGGGTATATGCGTTTCGGTAAAAAGTATTTCTATTCAACTGATAAAGAAGATGCAAAACGGTATACAGAAAAACAAATCAAAGCAATTGATGAGCGTTACTGGCCGTTTGCTGTGAAGGCGGAGGATGAATAAATGATCAAATTTAAAGAATTCAATACTCAACCTTACGATGTTCAAATTACTGGATTTTTTGAAGATTTAAATAGGAACAACCCAGACGATGTTTTTGAGTACGTTGACTTGAAATGTATTGATAGAAAATTAGTGATATTAGTCTATCGCCAAACTAATAGAGGGATGTATCAGCTTAACAGAATGCTTAAAGGAGGATAAGCAATGCTAAGTTATCCAGAATTATATATACTGGGCCGTCAAGTAGACGGCGTTTATGTTGAGTACCTGCATGGATCAGAGCAAGCCGATTTATTTTTCGATTATACGATTGCTCGTGATGAAAGAAATCATATGAATAAAACCAATATGAAAGATGGCACTTGGGAAATTTTAAAGTATGGAAGACCAATCACGATTGAGGCGCAGAAATGAAATCGCTAAGTGAAAAAGCAGAAGATTTTTTACAAGATAAGTACAGAAAAACATACTCATACGCATTGAAAAAAATTGGTTACGATATCAGAAACGCAATTCATCAACAAAAAGAATTAATTGAGCCTAGATACATGGACACGCTAGACATAGAAACATATACAGCAGAATTAATCGCAACAATGGACTATCTGCATGATAGACAACTTAAATTAATTTTAGGAGATGATGATTAGTTGCGGACGTCAACATTTAACTATATCAAAGATATTTTAGGAGACTATTATAAAACCGATGACTATATTCGGCAACGCGAAGAAGAATTACGTTATCCATTTAGAGAAAGTGATTTGAACAGTGGCATTAAAGGATCACACGGAAATAATGAAGCTGCTGCCAATTTACTTATTACGATTGAACAAGACAGGCGGCTAGCAAGCTTAGAACGGAATAAACGCATCATTGACAAAGTGCTTAGTGAATCGTGTGAGGATACCATCACTATCATTCAAGAGCTTCATTTTAAAAAACGGCCTAGATTCACTATGCAAGGATTAATTGATCAAGGAAAAATATTTTGTAGTAGAAGAAAGGCCTTCGAATTACAAAGAATATTTTTTGAAGAAATCGCAAAAGAATTAAATTTAGATATATAATTTGCACTATTTGTGCACTATCGAGGTTATTTCACATGGTAAATTAGTAATGTGAGAAGTGTAAGGAAATCAAAAATAAATATTATCTCGTTGCTAACACTGATCACACTATCACTCGCAAACTGATACGTTCTCTTAGAGGGGAGGTGAAGAGCCTTCTCTTTTTTTCTACAGGTTTGCGAGTGTTATTTTAATCAATTTATAGAGACGAATTATAAATATCTTTTTTGACTATTGTTTTTAAATTTTCGATACTCGACCAACGCCCTATAAACTAAAATAATATTGTATACTTAGTTTATAGGGAGGTGATATAAATGGATAGAGTGGTTATTCCTTTTGACAAAGAAGATATATCTGTGGATGAATTAAAAGAACATATTGATTATTATGTTGGATTAGCAAATGAAGGCCAAGAACTTGTAAGTTCAGGGAGTAAAAAAGAAGCTAGGGATATTTTAAGACAAATTAATCAATATTTAGACCAAGAATACAGGTATTACGACAAAGTAAAGGTTTCTGATGCCATTTTTGAAAACGAATTATACAGGATTTATCAGCATGGCATATCAGAAGCTTATGTTAAGCAAAATAATAAGAATTCCTATAATTATTTGTATTCGAACTTTTATGACATTAAAGACTATTTAACTAGTTATGGGATGGAAAAGATATTAAAATAATACAAAATTGTATAACACTTCATCAAAACATACGATGAAGTGTTATTTTTTGCATAGGAGGTGAATAACATGATAAAGAATCCAAAACATCAAGTTTTTGCTGATGAATGGCTAATTGATATGAATGGCACTAGAGCGTATAAGGTTGCATATCCAAACATAAAAAAAGACACCACAGCAAGAGTGAATGCAAGTAGACTGCTAACAGATGCTAACGTGAAGCGATATATTGATGAACAGCTAGAAAAAATGCAGAGCGAAAGAGTTGCAGATGCACAAGAAGTCCTAGAGTATCTCACTAGCACTATGCGTGGTGAAAAAATGAAAGGTGTTTATAATACCGAAACAACTAATGATGAAGGGGAAATATTTACGCATCAGAAAAACTATGAATATACTCCTAGCACTGAGGAGAGGACTAAAGCAGCCGAATTACTTGGTAAACGTCATGCGCTGTTCACTGACAAGCAACAAATAGAAATTACTGAAATGCCAGTATTTGTTGATGATATCGGTGATGATGATGGTTAAGAAAAAACTATCAGAATTATTACCGAAAAAATTTCATTCGGTATGGAGAGCAACTCTTAACTCAGACATACTGAATATTATTTGTAAGGGTGGACGTGGTTCTGGTAAATCATCAGATATTGCACATATTATTACTCAATTACTTATGAGGTATGCTGTCAATGCGGTTGGCATTCGATATGTTGATAATACATTAGAACAATCAATCTACGAGCAAATGAAGTGGGCGATTGAACAGCAAGGGGTAACGCATCTATTTAAATTTAATAAATCGCCGTTGAGAATCACATACATACCTCGTGGTAATTATATGATTTTCAGAGGTGCCCAAAATCCTGAAAGAATCAAGTCTTTAAAAGATAGTCGGTTCCCGTTTGCGATTGGCTGGATTGAGGAGTTAGGCGAGTTTAAAACTGAAGATGAAGTAACGACCATTACCAATTCACTTTTACGTGGTGAATTAGGAAATGGTCTTTTTTATAAATTCTTTTTCAGCTACAACCCGCCAAAACGTCGACAATCTTGGGTGAACAAAAAATATGAATCTAGTTTCCAACCTGATAATACATTTGTTCATCACTCTACTTATAAAGATAATCCTTTTATTTCGAGAGAATTCTTGAAAGAAGTGGAGGCAGCAAGAGATAGAAATCTTTTGCGTGCTAGATGGGAATACGATGGTGAAGCAATCGGTTCTGGAGTCGTTCCATTCAGTAATTTAAAAGTGGAGAAAGGCTGTATAACTGATGAAATGGTTGCTAACTTTGATAATATCAGAAACGGTCTTGACTTCGGTTATGCTACTGATCCATTAGCATTCGTACGATGGCACTACGATAAGAAAAAGAATGGCATCTATGCTGTTGATGAAATCTACGGAGTGAAAATCAGTAATCGTGAGTTTGCCCAAAAGGCGAAAGCAAAAGGTTATCAGTCTGATCGTATTGCATCGGATTCAGCAGAACCTAAATCCATAGCAGAATTAAACAATGAACATGGAATGGGCCACGTATTTGGGGTTAAAAAAGGACCCGACTCTGTACAGTATGGAGAGGAATGGTTGGATGATTTGGATTTTATTTGTATCGACCCACTAAGAACTCCAAATATAGCCAAAGAGTTTGAAAACATTGATTATCAGACGGATAAAGATGGCAATCCTAAGCCAAGGCTTGAAGATAAAGATAACCACACAATCGATGCAACAAGATACGCTTTTAGCGAAGACATGGAGAAAAATAACGTAAGTTTCATTAAATTTTAGGAGGTGGAATGATTGTTTCAAAGTGATTTAACATTGAGTCGATATAAAAGATTACGAACGAAATATTCTACGCAAATAAACGAAGAGCTATTTGATCCAAATGACTTTATAACAGAGATGAAGCCATTTTTTAATGACAGAGAGCGTAAATACAAAGCTTATACAAGTGAAGAAAATGAGATTGATAGCAGACCTAAACCAAACACAAAAATTATAAAAGTGAATAATAAACTTCACGCCGGCTTATACAATACCATTGTTGATCAAGCAGCTGATCATTTCACAGGTATCCCAGTTAAATGGGATTATGATATTACTGAACAACGGAAGTCCTTAATTCAAAAAACAAAGGATTTATTTTTAGGTAACGTCAGCGCGAAGATAAAAACACCTAAAGAATTCGATAGACTAGCAGAATTAGTTAAAGAAATGCGATTCGCAATGTTGGATTCAGACACGGCACGATATCAAGGCGCTTGTGGGGTTGCTTTTCGTTTGTTAGAACCCGTTGAAACTGCGGGAGAGTGGCAATTGTGGGCATGTAATGTTGAGCCATGGAGAGCCGAAAAATATGAGAATGCAGATATTTTCATTCGAGAGAAATATGACACACACCAAAAGAAATTTTTCGAAGAAATGAAAGTTGTTACTAAGAAAAAAATCTTAACGTATAACAGATACGTGGAAACGAATTTAATGAATGCGGCTGAAACATTTAAATTGACAGCAGAAACTGATAACCCTTTAGAAACGTTCTACCTATCAGAATTTAAAAACAACACAAACCGTTATTGTGATTTTGAAGTAGCAGAGGAACTTTCTGATGCATTTGATAGAAGCCTGTCAGACCAGCAAAACGAGGTAGAGCAATTTAAATTAGCGTATATGATGATTAGCGGGTCTCGTTTAGGTGAAGAAGAAGCACAGAGGATGATGGAACAGCTAGGTATCATTAATTTGCCAGATCCACAAGCAAAGGTTGGCTATGTAACGAAAGATATTAACAAAGATTTCAACGAGTATCATCTTAATCAGTTGAAAAAGCTTTACTACACAGTCACTAAGTCAATCGACTTCAACGATGAAGTATTTAAATCCAATAGCTCTGGTGAAGCTCGCAAGTGGCAAATAATAGCACTAGAAGCCAAAACAAACACGAAAGAACAGTACTTCAAAGAAGGATTAAAAGAAGTTGCAGAGACGATGGCAGCTTTTATAAAATTTAACGATAAATTAGAAGTAGATGTTTCTAAAATTGTGTTTACATTTAGTCGTAGTTTACCAACCGATATTGGATATCTTGCTGAGGCGTTGCCTAAATTAGCACCTTATGTATCAAAACGTACTATCATTAATCAAATTCCATTCGTTAAAGATCCAGATTACGAGGCGGACATGATGAATTTAGAACAAGGGCAAAACTATCCAAGCGGGGAATACGGCAAGCTAGGCGGTGCGGATAATGACGAAGAAGAAAATAACGGCTAGTGAACGTTATTGGGAAAAACGCCGAGAATTAGAAGACAAAGCACGTTTGAAACTAGAGAAGAAAACTCTTAGTGAGCTAGAATCTGTTTTTGAACGTGCTTTAGTTAAAATTCAACGACAGCTATTGTCACAAGCGGATTTACATGACATCACACAAAGTGAAATGCTAGAAGACTTTAGCAAACGAGACCAAGAAAAGTACCGCAAGTATATCGAAAAAAACTATGAAAAGTTGATGGAATCAGATGAAGCTTATAAGCAATTCATTGATGAATATTTTCCGTCCTATGACTATGCGAAAGTTAATCGTTTGTTACAATTACGAGCAGATATCTTTTCAACGCTAGCTGATGAAGCAATCGCAAGCGACGTTAACGGTAAATTTAATAACGACTTAGAAAACATTACAAAACGAATCTACTATTCTAATTCTAATGCGTTGATGCAATTATTAGGCGGCTCTGCTTCTGGTTTATCAAAAAAAGAGCTGGAAAACATTCTGAATTATCCATGGAGCGGCAAAACTTTTTCATCTCGCTTGTGGGGCAATATTTCAAGTTTAGAGCAACGTCTTAGTAATTCTATTATTAATTCTTTAGCAAGTGGCGAAGGTGTTTTAGAAGCTCTTAGAACGATGAAAAACGATGGTGTTATTAGCGGCATGTTTAAGTTAGAGCAGGGAAAGTTTAATAGATCGATTGAAAATCTTGTCAGAACGGAATATTCCCATTTTGCTGTAGAGGGTGTAAGAAAATCGCTAAAGGATGTAGGTGTTAAGCAAACACAAAGCTGGTCGGCAGAAGATGAGCGTGTTTGCTCTATTTGTGGTGGACGTCACGGAAAAGAGATTAAAGACGATTGGCATCCACCTTATCATGGACGTTGTCGTTGTACTGAAATACCAATTATCCCTGAAATTAGTGATGATATAGATAAATTGTATGAAGAAATGTTCGGTGATTTATTGGATGAATTCGCTAATAATAATTGGGGAATAAAATTAAATAGGAGAGGATGATAGCAATGAAAGGATTATTCGAAGCAGTGTTGAATCTAGATGTTTCCAACGGTAATGTCATCAAAGACGAGCTTAAATCAGTTTGGAGCGGTAATTATTGTCACGTCGATATTTTGTATTCATTGCCGGGTAAAAAAAGTAAATTAACTATTTCGATTGTGTCTAGGACTCTACAAAATGTAAAAGATGCTGTCACTGATTATCAAATGCTAGGCGCTGAACTGGTCCATAAGAATTGGGAGTGATTAGATGGATCCCTATGATTACTTAGATAGTGATTATGAAGAATATTTAAAGAAACAAAATGAAAAGAAGTGCACGATTAAAATTACTACTAGAACAACGCTTTATTTTTGGTATAGAGCTATCCAGCTATATTTATGGGATGTTTTTAGACCATATGAAGCATATGAATTGCAAGAGTTCATACTAGAAGAATTTGAAACTAAAACAGAAAAATATTTAAAATTTAAATTTAAAGAAATGAGGTAGCAAAATGAATCATGAGATATTTATGGAAAAATGTAAGGAATTAATCCTTGAAAAAGAAAACAAAGGTAAAAATCCAGATGAATACTTCATGGTGAAAGGAACGGATATATTTGTAGTGTGGAGTTGCAAGACCTTACAAAATAGTAAAGCAATTCTTTCGTTAAAATATACGGGGGCACCTCTCTATGAAATGACATTGAACGGAGATAAAAAAGAAATCTATATGGTCGCTTATTTAAAAGAATCTAACACCTTAATTAAAGTCTAGCTATTGTTAGTCTTTTTATTTTGTCCGTAATGACGTTAAACTAGCGCAATGCTGGGCTTAATTGAATGGTGGGGCGCAATAAATAAATCTAAAGCAATGCGGGGCGATTAGTCGAATCGTGGGGCGAAAGGAGAAACAAAATGAAAACAAAAAAATTATTACCAATGAATTTGCAGATGTTTGCTGATGGTGGGGGAAATGAACCAGAGTTCACTATTGATGATTTTAAAGCATTTGTCGAATCGAATGAAGATGCACAGAAATTCATTCAATCTCAATCACAAAGTGCTGCAGATAAACAGTTAGAAGCTTGGAAACAGAATAACCTCGATAAGCTAAAACAGGAAGCTGTGAAGCAATATGAAGAAGCGAAAAAGAACAAAACACCAGAACAGCTAGAACTTGAGAAATTAAAAGCTGAGTTTGAAGCAGAGAAAGCTAAGAGCCGTTCGAACGAAAATAAAGCTTTTGTTGCTGAACAAATCGCGGGGTTAGATTTGGATAAAGAATTGAAAGATTCAATTTCTCAATTCATGTTAAGCACTTTAGTTAGTTCAGATACAGAGTTCACACAAAAGGCTGTAGAGTCATTCACAGGTGTCTTAAGCACCATCAATGAAAAGCATGCTGAAGCAATTAAAAACATGGAAATGACAAAAGCATTCGGTAATAAGCAACAAACTAATGCGACTAATGGTAATCAGTCAACGCAGCCGATTGAAAATCCTAAAGAAGCATTAGGTCAAAAATTACAAGCATTTAATTAGGAGGAATTTATAAATGAAAAAAACTACAGTAAATAATCTAGAATACTTAGATATTTCACAAGAGGTAAATGCATTACAACGTCCGTCAACACCGTTTCTAAGCTGGTTATTAGGAGCTGGTAAAACTAGCCCAGCAACTTCTACGGAGATCAAATGGCGTGAATCAGAACTTGATGGAGAAGATTCATCTGCACAATTAGAAGGTGGAGAATACAAAGATGCAGATTCAGGGCGTAAATGGTTCAGTAACTACACCGAAATTTTCCGAAAATCTACTTCTGTTTCAGGAACATTAGATGCAATTAATGTTAATGGCGTAGGTAGTGAATTAGCTAACCAAGTCTCTCAACGTGCGCTAGAAATGAAGTTAGATTTGAACAAAAAGCTATTAATTGGTGTAAAAGCTGATGAAAATGGTGATAAAGGGCGTCAAATGGCTGGTGTAATTAACTTAATCAACTCTGATAACTTAGTTAAAACGTCTGCAGCTGATGCAGTAACACGTAAAGATGTAGACAAAATGTTTAAAACTATGTTTGACAAAGGTTATGCAGGTGAAAAGCTATGTCTAGTTTCGACTGATATGGTTGATTTAATGACCGATGAAGTTGATAAAGCGGGCACTAAAGTGTTTAACTTTGGAGATCAAGTAGCTTTTGGATTGCAACTAGGGAAAATTGTTTCAAATTATGGATCAGGGACAGCTTTAATTGAGCCGTCACTGCCAAGTGGAACAATGATTGCATTAGATACAAACTATGTGGAGCTACGTCCGTTACGTGAATGGCGCGCAGAGGAATTAGCTAAAACAACTGATTCAAAACGTATTGGTTTAGTTGGTGAATACACGATTGAATACAACGCTTCAAATTCAGGGGCAATCTTAAACCTTGCAACTGCAGCACCAGGTGAATAATTAAAAAGTAAAGGAGAATAATTATGGTTAAAAAGTCAGAGGTCAAAGAAGAAGTAATCGAAGAGACAAAAGAAGTAACTGAAGAAGTGAAACCTGAAACAAAAACATTCAAAGTTTTAAAAAATAAAAATTTCGTTGGTTTTGTTCATCCTGAAACACGTAAATTTATTACAGCAGTTGACGGAAAAATCGAAGTGAGTGTTTCTGATAAAAAAGCTATTGCAATTTTAGAAGAAGCTGCAGATTTAACAGAAATTTAGGTGATTATATGACAGACGAACAAAAAAAAGTAATTATAGAAAAAGTTTCAAAAATGCTACCTAATGTTTCAAAAGAGCGTATTTCGTCTGTCTTAGACCTAGTTCTTTTGGAAATCGGATCTTACAATACATGTAAGATTGAAATTGATTGGGATTTACTTAACTCGCTTGTAATTGAAATTCTATATCAGTCACTTAAAAGTGAAACGGAACAAGCTGTAACTAGCATTAAACGCGGTGATACATCTATTAGCTATGCAACTACGCAACAGAGTATAACAGCGTTGCTAGGTAATTACAGCGACACTATTAAACGTTTAATTGGCTGTGATAGTGGGGTGTTCTTCTATTGAATGAAGCAGATATTTTAGCGATGACATATCTTGATTCGTGTATTATCGAAAGAATGAGCGATATTGAAAATCCTGAAACAGGTATTACGGAACAAGGTTATTCACCAATTCATGATGGGAAGTTAAAATGCGCACTGTCTCAAAGTGGTCTGGGTAGCGCTGGAAGCTTACCAGTTGTTGAAAACAAAGGGACCTTTAATATCACTTACGAAGATCAAAAATTGTTTTTAATGCCTGATGTAGATGTGAAAAAGGCCGACAGAATCACGGTCATTCAAAGTACAGGTCAAAAGCATATTTTATTTGCAAAGAAACCCTTTAACTATCCAAGCCACATCGAAGTGACATTGACAGGAAGTGCAATTGATGAGTAAAAGTGACTTTAGAATGACCTCGAATGCTGACAAAGTTATTGCTAATTTAAAGAAAATGACACCAATTGCTGAAAAAGAAGGTATTGCGATGGTCAATGATTCGTTAGCGAAGATTTATCAGTTAATTGTACCTATTACGCCGATAAAAACGGGTGATTTGAGACGCGGATACAGAATCATTAAAGCTAGAAAAACATCAAGTGGTAGAATCGTTGGCGCCTTAATTAACAATGAAAAATATTTCAAATATGTAAATGACGGACACAGAACGAAGAATGGTGGATTTGTTAAAGGCCGATTCATGTTACAAAAGTCTTATAAATTAGCTCATGCAACATATATTCCAAAACGATTCAAACAAATGGCGATTGTCATCGCGAAGAAAGGATAGGTGTATGTACGACAAAATTTTAAAAATGCTTACTAGCACAATAAAACAGTTCTCTACTGCACCTATCTATTTAAATGACGTTATGCAGTCGTCAGAGCCGTTTTATTTTGTTTTGAGCATAGAGGAAAGTATGACTGATAACGTTGGTCAAAACGTTCAGAATAAAGCATATAACGTTGATATTGCGTTAGTTGATAGCAAGAAAAATAAACAATTAGTAACAAGCCTAACAGAAAGCTGTGGGGCTTTTTTTAATGTGTTGAATTTGGACGGAAATGAATTGTTTCCAGAAGATTATCAAACGTTTAAAACAGACGGAATTCAACATATCAATTTTAATGTTGCGTTCCCACAATTAATTGAATGGAGTGAAAAATAGATGGCAAAAAAGAAAAATGTAAGTGTCATTTCTGTAGAGAAGCCAACGTGGTTCCCACTAACAGACGAAACGGGCGCTTTTCCAGTTTACGGAGCGCCAATTACAATCGGTACTGCTGTAAGTATCAAACCAGATGTTACAACAGAAACAACGCCTGACTATGGCGATAGTGTAGTTCAAGATCAGTATGTTGCATTTGGTGGTGCAGAAGTTACTTTAGAAACAAACGGCTACCAAAATGAAGTTTTAGCTGAAATTACAGGGGGGAAAAAATTAAAGGGTGGCGTATTGCGGTCTGCGGATGATATTGCATCAGATGGTGCATTTGCTTATCGTCGCCGAAAATCGAACGGTAAATATCGCTATACGATTTTCTATAAAGGAAAATTTGCTTTAACATCTGATGAAACATCTACATTAGAAGGAAGTTCAGTATCTTATACTCATCCAGAATGGACGGGGTCTTTCGTTGATGTTCCAGGGTTGGGTTATATGTATTCCGTGGATGAAGACGATGAAGGTGTCGACTTAGAGATGATTAAAAACTGGTTTACTGAGGTAATGGATCCACGTAAAGAAAATACTACTGCTGTTACTGGTGTAACTTTAGACCAAACAGAGTTAAATTTAAAAGTTGGCCAAACAGCAACCTTAACACCGACAATTACACCAGATAACGCCTCAAATAAAAAATATCAGTTCCGTTCAGAAAGTGAGGCTATTGGAACTGTAACACCAATTCAAGGGAAGGTTACTGCTGTAGGAGAAGGGACAACGGAAATCGTAGTCACAACAGAAGATGGTAACTTTACCGCAAAATGTACATTAAATGTAACAACAGCAGATTAAAAATAACAGTTTAGGACGACCTTGTCGTCCTATTTTATATGGAGGAATTAAAATGGCAAGTAAATTTCAACAAAAAATTAAATTAATGATTAAAGATGGAAGCAAATATACTACAAAACAATTCACGTCGGCAGAATTTTTACCAGGTTCAGTCATGGATACAGGTACGGATTTACAAATCAGGTTAGAAGAAGCAACAAAAACAAATGATATGGAAGCAATTCGTCCTATTTTAAGAGAATGCTATGACTTTATTGCTGACGTTATTTTTGAAAAACAGTTTACTGGACAAGAATATATTGACGGTATGGATGCTCGTGAATTATTGAAAATTACAGCTCAATTGTTAGGTTCTGTTACTTCTGGTTATGATGCAATTTATTCTGAACAGAAAAAAAAGTAACGGAACTTTTATATCATCCTCATTTTAAGTACACGCCACAATATCGAGAAGCAGAACTAAAAAGTTCGCTTCTTGAGAATGGGTGGACTTTAAATGAGATCGAAAACACAGATTTAAACGAGCTTTTGAAAATTTATGCATTTAAAGATGCTGTAGACGAATTTGAAAATATCAAATATCTTGATGAAAATACTATGTTCTAAGAGGGAGGGGGTACTTTTTGAACAATGAAGACTTAGTCTTAAAAATGATACTGGATGAATCTGGCTTTTCACAAGGATTAAATTCAGCAGTAAAAAAGTTACAAGGCTTTGATGTTGAAGTTGATAGAACAGGACAAAAAGGCGGCCGATCTCTTGGGAGCATATGGACGTCGTTTGCTGGTAACTTTTTAGCCAGCGGAGCTACTAAAATCATCTCAAAAGGAATTGGGCTGATTACCAGTAATATTGACGGAGCTATCAATCGTGTAGATACGTTAAACAACGCAAATCGCGTATTTGAAAATATGGGCTTTTCAGCTGGCGAAACATCCAAAACAATGGATAGCTTAAAGAAAAGTATCCAAGGGTTGCCTACACCTTTAGACAGTGCAATTAAAGGTGTTCAATTAATTGCTTCGTCTACAAACGACTTAGGGAAGTCAGAACAAATTTTTGCAGCTTTAAATAATGGAATTCTCGGTTTTGGTGGTTCTGCTGAAATGGTAGACAATGCTATTATCCAGCTGTCCCAATCGTTCTCAAATGGTAAAGTAGATGCGCAAACTTGGAATTCAATGATTAATAGTGGTTTAGGACCAGCATTAAACGCTTTAGCAAAACAGATGGGATTAACAGCTGGTCAGATGAAAGAAGGTCTCTCCGATGGTTCAATTTCAGTTGAAGAATTCCAAGATGCTTTAATCAAATTAAATAAAGAAGGCGGTGGCGGTCTTAAATCATTAGAACAGATTGCTAAAGACTCTACTGCAGGTATTAAAACCGGATTGGCTAACATGAAAACTGCGATTGTTCGTGGTGTGGCCAATGTTGTTACTAAAATTGACGAAGGCTTAAAAAGTGCGGGCTTTGGAAGTATTAGTGAAATCATCGCTGATAAAGGGGCAAAGATGGAAGCAGCTTTATCTAAGTTTGCTGAAATGATTCCACCAATGATAAAAACAGTCAAAGAGTTATATGATACCTTGGAACCTTTTGCGCCTGTACTTGCAGGCCTTGCTGGAAGTATCGGTACCATGATGACAATCAACAAGGTAAATAGCTTAGTAGAAGATGCAGTAAAAGGATATAAAAATTGGCGTGCCGCTACTGAGGGAGTTACAACAGCTCAAAAAATTCTAAATACTGTGATGAAAGCAAATTGGATCGGCATCATTGTTTCTGCAATCGTTGGTTTGATTGTTTACATTGGTTATCTGTGGAAAACTAATGAAAACTTTAGAGAAGCGGTTAAAAATATTTGGAAAAATATACAAGAATTTATTTCTAGTGCTGCAGAAACGGTTGTGAAAGCTTGGGATTCCACAATGGAATTTTTCAGTAACATGTGGGATGGCACAAAAGAGGCTTTTTCGAATGCTGGCACATGGATGAAAGAAGCACCTGGAAATGCAGCCGACTGGGTTAAAAATAAGTGGAACGGTACTAAGGAATTTTTCAGTGGACTTTGGAATTCAACAAAAGAAGGCTCAAAAAATACATGGGAAAATATTAAACAAAGTGCTGCTGACAGTGCTAAAAGTGTTGGAGAAAGTTTTAAAAATGGCTTTGATAATGTGAAAGATTGGTTTAAGGGTGTTGGAAAATCAATATCAGATGTTTTCACAACAGCATTTGATTTTGTCTGGAAATATATTGGTCCATATGTAACAGGAATCAAAAATGCGTTTAAAATGGTTGTTAACGCTATGAAAGCGAACATTGAAAATGTCAAAATGATCGCTGAAAATGTCGTCACCATTCTAAAAAATGTTCTATTAGCTCCAATTCTTTTCATTACATCAATGATCACAGGTGGATGGGAAGAGGCAAAAGAAAACATGATTGCCGTTTGGGATAATATTGCTGAAGCTGCTCAGACTATTTGGTTCGGGATTAAAAATATCTTTTATAACACTGTTACAGCTATTTCCTATTCAGTCACTTCTATTTTTAATGGATTGATGTTGACAATTAAAAAGATTTGGATTGATGTGAAGTTATTTTTCACCTTACTCTGGATTGACATTAAATATGGAGCGATCAACGTTTGGATTGAAATTAAATATTCTATCATCGAAACGTGGATAAATATTAAATTTGAAGCAATTAGAATATGGGAAAGTTTGAAAACTTGGTTCTTTGAAACAGTAGAAAACATTAAAAATGGTGTAATTGATGGTTGGAATAACTTAAAACAAGGCACAGTTGATACATTTAACGCAACTGTTCAATGGTCAAAAGATACCTGGAATAATTTTAAACAGTGGATTGTTGATCTTGTGACAGGTATAAAAGACGGCATCATTAACGGTTGGGAAAACTTAAAACAGGGAACAATTAATATTTTCAACAATTTGGTACAAGGTGCTAAAAATGCGTGGAATAATCTTAAAAGAAGCGTTAGTGATACAGTTGAAAATGTGAAGCAAACCTTTAATGATATGCGCCATATCGATTTATTTGAAATTGGTAAAAATATTATCCAAGGATTAGTTAACGGTATTGGTTCAATGATTGGTGCTGTGAATAAAAAAATTAAAGAAGTTGCTGGTAATATTAAAGAAAAAATCAAAGGTGCTTTAGGCATTCATTCACCTTCAAGATGGATGCGGGATATGATTGGTAAAAATATTGTATTAGGTGTTGTAGCTGGTATTGACCAAGAAAAAGGAACGCTTGACAAATCAGTGAAAAAAATGACCGATTTACCAACAGAGTTACCAAATTTTTCTACTACTGGCAGATATATCAACCAACAAGGAGCTCAAACAGAAAGCTTAGCTAAAAATAAAGGTAATGCTACGACTAATATTGGCGGTGATACTTTCAATATCAATATACAAGCTATGGGAAAATTAAATGAAAAACAATTAATGGATATGGCTAAAGACCTCGTTAAGTATATTCAAATTGTTAAAAATAGAGATAGTGATGCAACGGGGGGTGCTTTTGGTGGAATTTAAAAGAGGACAGTTTTTTCTTAATGGAAAACATAGTTCTGAATTCAATGTATTTATGAGAGAAAGACCTGAACGACTTTCTGCAGGACGTGTGGTAGAGCTTAGGGAGCGAATGGGTAATGATTCAATAGCCGTTGATTTTGCATATTATAAAAATGTAGAACGTACCATTACATGCTATGCGAAAGCAAATACTTTACAAGAAGTTTCTTTTTTAGAAGATGAAATTTCTTTTTGGCTCGATATGGGAAACTATTCTGATTTTATTGTCTATTTTGATGAGCATTATATTTATCAGGCGATTGTAACGAGTCCACCAAAATTTACAGGAACAAGAAAAAGCGGGTTTTTAATTCCTTTTGAATTTACTGTAAGTATCCGACCTTTTAAGAAAAATCGTATTGGCCAATATTGGATAAGTAATCCTAATCAGTTAATCAATACAGAAAAATATCCTTCAGAACCCATTATTCAGATTTTGGGGTCTGGGGATATTTCTTTTTTTATCAATAATCAATCATATTCATTAAAAGCAATTAACGGTGACATCATTATAGATTCAGAAAAACAAGAAGCTTATAGAAAATCAGGCGGAGCATTTGAAATCTTGGATCATAAAACACTTTTTAAAGATTATCCGATTTTAAAATGTGGAGAGAATAATTTTCGCTGGACTGGTAAAGTAACAGAGTTTAAGGTTCAGCCGAATTGGAGGCGAAAGGTTTGATTCCAGTTATTTTTAAACCTGGAGAAAAAGATTTTTCAACAAATGGATTAGGACGTCTTGTTGATGCGACACGTTGCGAAATCACTGAAGAAGCAAACGGAAAATATGAACTAGAAATGGACTATCCAGCGATTAGCAGATTTAGTGATTATTTCGAAAATGGCTATCAAATTAAAGCAAAGCCAAATGACTTAGAAGAATACCACATTTTTGAGATCAAACAAACGTTTAAAGATACTTTTACTAATAGCATTGTTATTTATGCCCAATCTCGTACTTATAAGCTAGGAAACAGACAAGTGAGGCTAGTAACAGTTGATAATCGTAATGGTGCAGAAGCAATGAAATTAATCGAACAGAACATGGACGAACCTTGTGATATCAAACTATATTCTGATATAAATACAGCTTCTAGCACTACATTTGAAGCTAGAAATGTATTGAATTGTATTGCAGGGGAACAAGGTTCTCTACTTCAATACTGGGGCGGAGAAATAAAACGAGAGCCTTTTAAATTATCTTTGCTAAGGCGTAGAGGACGAGATAACGTTGGAACTGTTCGTTATGGTAAAGATTTAAAAGGATTAACCATTAAATTTGATTGGCAATCAATTGTTACTAAAGTTTTGCCATTTGCAGAGCTTCAAAGTGGAGCAGACGGAACTTCTCAACGGATTTATGGAAATGCAGTTAAAAGCGAATATATCAGTAAGTATCCTGATGTTTACGCTCAATACATTCAGTTTACTGAAGATCAAGGAGTAAAAGATATAGCTAGCTTAAATAAAGTGGCAAGTAAATACTTCACTACATTATATCCAGGAAGTGATAAGCCTAAAGTTTCTATTGAATTAGAAATTGAGAAACTTACAGATTCAGAAGAAGCAAAAGAATTTGCTAAGATGCGTAACTATAATTTATTCGATACATTCACTGTATACCACAAGCTTTATGATATTGACATTCAAACGAAAGTTACAGGAATTGTCTATGATGCTTTAGCAGAAAAAACAATAAAAATCACTGCGGGAGATATCCAAGTTGCTTTTTATAAACAGCAAAGCCAAGACTTTCAAGAAGCTATAAAAACATTGACAAAAAAAGAGTATATGAGTGATTTTGTAGATTATATTACTAATTTGATTAACGGTGTTGAAGGTGGAAGTATACTTCAATATCCTAAAAATCGACCTAATACCCATTATTACTTAGATACGGAATCCACGGATACTGCAAAAGATGTGATTGCAATTAATAACAAAGGAATTGGATTCTCAAGAACTGGTTGGAAAGGTCCATTTAAAAATGCGTGGGGAATTAATGGAGTATTGAATGCGGACTTTATAGGAGCTGGCAAAATAAAATCTAATATTTTTGAAACATCATTTAATAGCTGTGGAGATATTTTACGTATGGTAAACGGTACTTTACAAGCTTGGAATAATAAGAAAAAAATCATGGAATTAACTAAAAAAGGGATGGAGTTTTGGAATGGTAATAGTCACGTTGGCACGATGGGAACAAAGGGAAATCCTTTTCCAGGGTTAGCAGATAAAAATGGAAATCCTGTAGTTTCTGATGGGAATTCATTACTATTAGTCGCAGATAATCCCCAAAAAATTATTGGTTTGTCTAACCAATCAGGCACAGGACATTTAATTACTGGTCCTACACAGTTTTTTGTTGGAAATAATTTTAACTTTTTTGGTCCAAATGGAAGTAAAGCAATTCTGACAGTTGATCGATTGATTGTGGGCGGCAAAGAAGTTATACCTGGTCAAAATGGTGGTGGCGGTTCTGGAGCTGGAACAGGTGGTTATCCATCAGAAGTTACAAGCGATGCAGATAAATTTGCTTGGGACTTATGGAGTTACCTATTAGCTAATGGATACAGCAAAGCAGCTGCTGCAGGTATCCTTGGAAATGTACAAGGAGAAGTTGGTCCAAGTATGAACCCAGATACCGAACAAATAGGCGGTCCAGCTTACGGATGGGTTCAATGGGACGGTTCAGCATATCCATTGGTAGGCGCACCAACTTGGAATGGCCGAGAATATGTACAACGCTTAATCGCAGCTGCAGGTATCAAACAAGACTATAGGACGTCATTAGCCCAAGCTCAATTAATTAATTGGTGTATGTTCAATGGGCAATGGTTAGGACAAGTAAGTCCATTAACAGTTGATGAATTTAAAGTTGTCAGCTCGCCTAAAACAGCTGCTTATGCGTTTGAATTAAACTTTGAACGTCCAGCTGCAGCACATCCAGAAAGACAAACCTATGCACAAGTATGGTATGACAAATTCAAAGATTTGAAAGCTTCTACTGCAACAGGAAAAGCTGGCATAGAACATTTGGAGACCTTAATGGGCAAATGGCTTGGTAATGGGCAATGTTATGCCGTTCCAGCCGAATATTCTGGTTTTATGGGCGGCTGTGGTTTAGGCGCAGGAACAATTTATGGCTTTTCACATGTAATTGGTGATACATCATCTGCTGCAGATATTGGTGAAGCATATGATTGGAATGCGGTAGGTTGGCGAGTAATCCAAAATCCAACGTATCAAGATTTAGTAGTAGGAGCAATCGTCAATATTAGACGAGGTGGCCAATGGGGAACAGGTTGGACAGTAGACCCAACATATGGTCACACGGGCGTGATTTACGGCTTAAATAACGGACGTATCCAAACCATAGAACAGAACGCCGAGCAAGGGCAAATTGTCGCAAAATATGACCGATTATATTTTGCTAATTCGATTCAATCGATTGTTATTCCACCAAAATAACGAAAGGAGGATTTTTCAATGGTTAAATGGCAAGCAACGTTAAGTACAACCGAACCTTACAACTATGTCGGTATTATTAATGTGCGTCAAGGGAATAAGAACACAGAAGTCTTAGAAGTAACTATTACAGAAAATTCTTTGCTGTTAGATTTAACAGACGGTAAAGTTTTTTTTGAATCGCATATTGATAATAAATTTCCGATTCAACGACCAACAAAAATCATAGATGCTAAAAAAGGGATTATTCAGTATACGTTTGACGAATATTCTATGCAGTCGTTACACAGACAAGAAGCTTATTTTAGTATTTATAAAGGCGACGATTTAATCGGCACAACGCAGAATTTTTCTTATTTTGTAATAAATGCTGCTTCTAAAACAGAGGGCGAAATGGGTTCTTATTGGCAGTCCATTGAAGATTTAATCGCGGACATGAACGCTTTTATCAACGAAAATAAGGGTGATTTTACTGATTGGATGAATGCTAGAAAAGAAGAGTTCGAAGCATGGCGAGATGCGCAAAAAACAGATTTCACTTCATGGTTCGAATCAATCAAAGATATTTTAAAAACGATTGATCCTGGCGGTACGATGTTAGCCGAGCTAATGGATGCTCGTGTAGACATTCAAGGAGTGCGCCATAATTCAATTTCTGAACGTTTATTGGCAGATATGGAATATTTGTATCAGAAATTAGAGAAACGCTTATATACGTTAGAATATGGCGAAATAAGTGACTTGATTATTTTACAAGATGATGCTTTTTCACTGAATCATGAAACAGAAATTGTTGGAACAGTTGATTATCCTGCGATCGATGGGGCATTGGTTATCGCAACAGTTGATGATACAAAACAGAACGCTTATGTGTTTGAAAAAGTGGGTGAAATAAGTGGTTAAAGTAAAACGAATGATGGAAACCGATGAAAATGGCGTGGAACGTCAGTTTTATCCTATTACACATGCATCCGCTGTTCGAGGATTAGAAAAAATTATTGCGGGTCAATCAAAAGTATTATCTGTTAATGGATATACTGGGGCAGTAATTATCACTAAAGCAGATCTAGGCTTAGAAAATGCACTGACAGAACTTCCTTATGCGACAGAAGAAACAGACGGTATTATCACTGCTGAAATGTTTCAACGGTTGTCAAATGGCGAGGGAGGCGTGTACATTCTTCCAATCGCTACCGCAGATGAACTGGGCGGAATAAAGGTTGGCCAACTGTTAGAAATTACAGAAGACGGAACGTTGTCTGCGGTAAAGCAAACAGATCAAAATTTTACCACTGAACTAAAAGCAAAACTGGAAGAGTTGAAAGGTTATACCGCTGGAGCGAATATCTCTATTTCAGAAGATGGGGTTATTTCAGCAACTGGTGGTGGCGATGGCGGCGGAGTGAATCAACAATATGTTGACCAAAAAGTTCAAGAAGCCATTGACAGAATACCTGATATTACGTTTGAGAAAGTAGGCGAAGTACAATGACAGATATTGTTAAATTAAAACAAGGAGGAATACCGGTATTTCCTCAAACACATTGGAATGCTGTGGAAGGGAAACCAGAAGTATTAAAAGGTGAAAAGGGAGACCCAGGTCCACAAGGTCCAAAAGGAGATAAAGGAGACGTTGGTCCGCAAGGTCCAGCAGGGCAAAACGCAACAACGACAGACGTTGCAACCTCAATAAAAAATGGCTTGATGTCTAAAGAAGATAAAGCTAAATTAGATAAATTGCCAATAATTACATTTGAAAAGGTAGGCGAAGTGTAATGACAATAGATATTATTCAATTAAAAGAACAAGGAAAGTTTAAATATACGAAAACACACGTTGATGCTATTGACGGTGTTGAAGGTTCTTTAGTCAAAGCGACAGGCAATGAAACGATAAAAGGTGTGAAAAATTTCCAAGAAGGATTATTGTACAAAGGATTAACGGTACAAGCAGGCATGATTGAACGAGCGATTACATTAGCTGATAGAAGTGATACAACAAATGTTACAGATGTAAACGGAAAATTAATTCGGATTGGAAATATAGTTTTTCTAACTTTTAACTTTAAATGTGACACTTGGCCTAGTGGAACAGAGACACGTTGGATCATTAATATTCCGAAAGGTTACAAACGTGATCAGGGCTATCCAGCGCAAACCGCTTTGTCTTTAGTTCGGAATGCGAATCAACCAGCGGATGCCCGTGCATTTATTGATCAAAATAGTGTAATACAAGTGAAATCTGGTAATGGAAGTTCTTATGTTTCAGGAATGTGGGTCACGCAAGATGCATGGCCAGTATAATAATTAGGAGGAATTGAAATGAAAACTATTTTTAAAGTATTGTATCCGCTAGGATATGAAGAGCATCAAGTGGAAGATGATTTCCCAACTGTTTTACCTTTTGTGGAAATCAAACCATTGCAAGGATTAAAGAATCCTCAATCTCAGTTCTTTAACTTTGAAGAAAATAAATGGGAAGAAGCGGTAACACAAGATTATTCTAAAAAATTAAACTTATTAGAAAATCTTGCGAATAGCTTAGAAGTTTCAAATAGCGAGTTAAAACAAGCAAATGAAAAACTAACTGCTAAAGCAGAATCGCTTGCACAAATCAATTCAAAGACTATGCTTACTTCGCTTCAAAATTCAAAAGAAATTGATGCGATTAAAGAACAAATCGGAGGTGCAAAATAATGTATTCATATGATGACATTAAACTGATGTACGACTGGGGCTTTTTCACGCCTGAACAAGTATCAGAATTTGTACCTAGTTGTATTACAGAAGAGGAATTTACTAAAATGACAGGAAAACCGTTTAGCGAAAGCTAGACGGTTTTATTGTAAGTAGAAAGTAGGTGCAGGATGAACTTAACACTAGAACAATGGTTAGCGCTGATTACATTTTTAGGCGGAATTATCTTCGCATTAATGAAATTCTATCATGTCTTCTCTCAATTAGAAGATAGCATGAAAGAACTAAAACAGGCTGTTGACCGATTAAATAACCATGAAGTGCGTATTAGTCGATTGGAAGAACAAAATAAAACCCTCTTTCGAGGAATTGGAGGAAATAAAAATGATTGATTGGAAATCAAGAATAAAAAACAAACAATTCTGGTTGTCTCTTATTCCTGCAGTTTTGCTACTTATTCAAGTAGTTGCAGTCCCTTTTGGGTATAAATTTCAAATTGATGTGATTAATCAGCAACTGCTAGATGTTGTCAATGCAGTGTTTGTTGTATTAACTATTTTAGGAATTGTGACAGACCATACAACGCCTGGATTATCAGATAGAAAAGGAGATAAATGAATGAAAAAGAAAATTTTAGTTGGAGCGTTAATCGCTCTATTTTTTATGCCTTTAAATGTATTTGCTGCTAAAGGCGATCAAGGCGTTGATTTGTCTATTTGGAATGGGTATCAAGCAACATTTGGTTATGCACATGATAAATTCTCAATTTCACAAATTGGTGGGCAAAACAACTATGGGATTTATGATCAAGTTACTTATTCTAGTCAAGTAGCTAGTACGATTGCTCAAGGTAAACGAGCGCATACGTATGTATGGTGGCAAAACGTCCTTACCTACGAAAATGCAAAACAAGTATTAGATTACTTTTTACCTAAAGTTCAAACACCAAAGGGATCAATTGTCGCCTTAGATGCGGAAGACGGCGTTCAATCGACGGATGTAACGCTATGGGCGTTAGACTATATCAAAGAGGCTGGATATACACCGATGCTTTACGGATACAAAGGGTATCTTACTTCATCTTATGATTTATCACGAATTGCAAAGAAGTATCAATTATGGATGGCAGAATATCCAGATTATGAAGTGACACCTTATCCAAATTACAATTATTTTCCTTCATTTGAAAATATCGGTATTTTTCAGTTCACGTCAACCTACGTTGCAGGAGGGCTAGATGGTAACGTTGATTTAACAGGTATTACTGATAATGGTTATACAAAGAATAACCAACCAGCAACAAACACACCAGCTATTGAGGAAGGTAAAGAAGTAGAAAATACGCCAAGTTCCGATGTTAAAGTGGGCGACACTGTTAAAGTGAAATTTAGTGTTGATGCTTGGGCAACTGGCGAAGCTATTCCGCAATGGGTAAAAGGAAACAGTTATAAAGTACAAGAAGTAACTGAGAGCAGAGTATTGCTTGAAGGTATCTTGTCATGGATCAGCAAAGGCGATATTGAATTATTGCCAGATGCGGCAACTGTTCCTGATAAACAACCAGAAGCGACTCATGTGGTACAATACGGCGAAACATTATCAAGCATTGCTTATCAATACGGAACAAACTATCAAAGATTGGCTGCATTAAATGGATTGACAAATCCAAATCTTATTTACCCTGGCCAAATTTTGAAAGTAAATGGATCAGTAGTAAGCAACATTTACACAGTTCAATACGGTGATAATTTATCAAGTATTGCAGCTAAGCTTGGTACGACTTATCAAACCTTAGCTGCATTAAACGGATTAGCAAATCCTAACTTGATTTATTCTGGTCAAACATTGAGCTATTGATTTTTTGCAAAATCGGTTGAAATTTAGAGGTACCTCATTTACAATAGAGTTACCTTTTCATATTATGACTCTTTTCTGTTTAGAAAAGAGGTGCTCCTATCTTATGGCAAGTCCTTAGTTAGGAGCATTTTAATTTTGCTTATACGTAACTTAGTTTAAAACTATTGTATTATATAAGAAAACACCTACTGAAGACGCACAATACTTCCCCAAGTTGTGTATGTTTAGTAGGTGTTTTTAATATAATTGTATATTTGAATTATAAATAAAATACAAGTGTTTTGTAAAATGAAAACTTGAAATTCAAAAAAGAAAGCGGTAAAATGTATTTACCAAACAAATTTTTATTTTTCATTTTATTACTACCTCTTGCCGTCTCTCCCCAATGAGGCGGCATTTTTTACATAAAAATATTGAACTCAAAAAACAGATATTGTAAAATATTCATACATATAAACTCTTATTTTTTCACGCAGACTGCCTTTTCTCAATAAGGTGGTCATTTTTGTTGAAAATTGAAAATCAGTAAAGTAAAATTATTATATATTAAGCTATAGCCAGTAAGAACTATTTTATCCCCAATAAGGTGGTTCTTACTTGGACCATTAGCTCAGTTGGTTAGAGCAAACGGCTCATAACCGTTAGGTCACAGGCTCAAGTCCTGTATGGTCCATATACAGTAAGTTTAGCTAGTTTATTAAGAGTTTTTGTGTTAGTATTTATTTATAAAGATAACTGTGGGGATGAAAATGGCAAGTAGTGTAGAAGTATTTCATTGTAACGATAAAATGAGAATTAATAAATTTGTTGCAGAACCTGATTTCTTAATTATAAGCCAACATAAATTTGATGAGCTTTGGGCGGGAAGAGGGATGTATTTCTGGGATAATAAGGGCAACGCTAAATATTGGTATAAAGATTCTGTGAAAAAAAGTCCAGATTCCTCTTTTTTAATAGCTCAAGCTAACATTTATTATGATCAAGAAACTTTTATGGATTTATTAGATTTAGAAGTTGAAAAGCTGTGTCAACAAATTATTGATAGATATGAAGCATTAGGTGTGATTTCGAATCGTGATTCTTTGGGAAAAAAGATTGACTTTGTTGCATCGGAGTTGAATTTTAAAGTTGTAAGAGTTTCAGGGTATTATAAAAACACTCCGCAGACAAGTTACTTAAAAAAATCTAAAGTTAGCAACAAAAATAAAATTATATATTGCGTAAAAGGAAATAGCGCTGATATAATTACGGAAAGAAAGGTTTTAGGTGATTGATTATGAATGCTAAAGAAAAAATGCAAGCATACTTAAGCAAGCTGAATAACATGGATCCTAAAGAATTTAATGAGTTAAAAGAACGCTATGCTACATTCAGTAATGCAACCGATGAGGCTGATAGTAAAGTTCAATGTGAAAGATTTTCAAGTTTTACTTATAAGAAGTTGTTAAAAATTAGCGATGCGGAGTCCAATATTTTGGATAATTATTTATATGATGATTTGATTAAAGTTACTATGACAACATTAAAAGGATTTGGTTTTGATACATTCAGAGAAAATAAAAAACTAGAAGCTAAGATAACTGTACAGAATCATTCGAAAATATCGATGTCAGATATTAAAAATAATTATTTAGCAGAAGAGGCAGCTTAATGAGCGAAAAACAAGAAACAACAAAAAGTGAATTAATATTAAAGGGTAACCTTTTAAGTGAAACAATATTTAAGATAAATAAAAAAGTTGACTTTCAAGAGTGGAATAAAGATAATGAAATAGAAATAGAGGTTGGAACAACATTCGGGGTTAGCGAAGAAAAACCTACTAATGGTAAACTGGTATTGGAAATTGAAATTTTCAAAGAAGATTTCATTATTCAAGAGAAGCCATTTCACTGTCTAGTTGAAATGGAGTTCTATTTTGAAGACTCTATAGAAGAGTATTATGATAATGAAAATGTAGTTAGTAAATATGCGCTTAATATGTTAAGTATCGCGTATCCCTATATAAGAGCTTATATCTCTACTTTGTCTGCTATTTCGGGCATAGAACAAATTCATCTTCCAGCAATCAATGTTTATGACACTTTTAAAAAACAATTATAACAAAAAAATCCCTACTTCTCACTGTGAGAGGTAGGGATTTTTTTATTTATTCGGTATATTTTACATGTCTATTCGCTTGCCTTTTTTAATTTTTTGATGTAGATTTTATCTTGTTGTTATAGTCTATTTTGCTAATTTGGATTAAAATGATATTACGCAAACCGTTGTGAGTTCTAGTCTGTCTAAATATGGTGTTGTAGAAAAATTACACCGTGAAACTAAATAATTTAGTTAGATAGAGCCTAGAATCCTTGTTGTGTAAGGGTCTAGGCTTTTTATCTATAGATTCATTACATGTTCATTTGTAGATGGAATGTAGAGGGAGGATTACCCAAGTTTGGCTGAAGGGGACGGTCTCGAAAACCGTTAGGCGAGTAACATCGTGCAAGGGTTCGAATCCCTTATCCTCCGTACCGAGAAGCAGTTGAGTTATTAGTTGCAAATAAAACCACAGAGACGTACACTTAAAGTAGAAAAATACTTAAGAAGAGGTGTCTATTATGTCAAACTATGAAGAAAAAGAAGCGCAAGCATTAGCAAAAATTGCCGACGTTTTGAACAAATTGGATGCAAGTTTAGAAGAGTTGGGCTCGCTAGATGAGGATACAAAAAAACATAGTATGAAGAAATGGATTGTTGAAAAAAAAGCCATTCATGAGATTAAAAAAATTGCACACGAAGCTGGTAAGTATGACAAGTATGATGAAAAAGAATTAGAAAAAGAAATGGATCTGTTGGAAAAGTTTATGTAAAAAAGCGCTAGCTTTTGTTCAACAGTTATTTAATTTTGAGTCTAGAATTAATCGTTTTGATTTTTTCTAGGCTTATTTTTTATGAAGTAAGCAAATCGTATCGGGAGAGGTATTGAATTAAGAAATAAAGCATGTATTGATTCAGAAAAAAAGTTGTAGTAAAATGTTCGTCACAACTACTTTTCTTATGATTTTATAGAAGGAAAAGTTGGAATAATGAATTGAGAAGAGTCGATTTTTAGGAGATGATTTTAGGTGACTTTTTATCAATTATTGCAGTTAGATCCATTTATTTTGAAACAAAAAATTCATCAAGCGGACACTAAAAAACAGCGGAGATATTTTTGGCGCGCCTTGTTAATAAGGGATATTTTATTAGTTTCGTTTGCGATTTTATGGGTGTCGACGATTACTTTTTTCTTTGGAAAAGCTGTAGCGCCTTTTTCAATTGTATTATTTTGTTTGCTGTTGAGTATCCGTTTCGTCTCATATGGCTACAGGGAAAAACAGGCCTTGCTTAGTTTAGGAATCGTGTTAACAATTCTAGGTGTTAGTCCACTAATTTCACTGATTTCTGTATCATTTTTACAATGGGGTCTTCATTTTATCTGCTTGCTGGTATTGTTTTTCTTAACTGGTAAAAACCCTAAAATGGGTAATCCAGGCTTGTATACGTTCTCCTACTTATATTTAGTTGGCACGGTTCACTATCAATCGTTTCAGCAATTAGAACAAACTTTCTTTGTATTAGTGTTTGCTTATCTACTTTTAGCTTTTGTTTATCATGTGAAACATAAAAAATTGGATCAAGAGATTACTTTTATACAGATGGTTACAGAAAATGGTTTTTTTAATCAAAGAAATATTTGGTTTGGTTATTACGCTTTAGGCATTAGCTTATTACTTTTTATAGGAACGCACCTTCAGATTGACCGCTTTATGTGGGCAACATTTGCTAGTTCGTCATTATTTTCTGGGTATGAGACGTTTAAATTGTCTGAACGAGCCAAAGAACGAATAATAGGGGTCGTTATTGGCTCTCTAGTATCGGCTATCTTGTTATTTTATATACCAACGAACCTACTTGGTATTTTAGGAGGACTTTGTTTAGGCTTATGCACATCTTATAAAAGTAAAACGATTTTTAATTGTGTTGGTGCTATCATGGCAGCTTCTATGATATTTGGGCTAGAAACAAGTCTTTACTTAAGAATTTTGTTAAATATGTTGGGGCTAGCTTACGGTTTGCTTTATCATTTTGTCTTTGTAAAAACTATGTCCTATTGCAATCGCAAAGAGTGGCTGAAATTGTCTGAATAAAAGGAGCCTAACATTCTTTCTTGAAAGAATGTTAGGCTCCTTAGACATTTTTGTTTATATTTCATATTATCAAATTATATGCATGCTGTTAATCAATGCCCAACTGCTATATCAAATGTCGCAATTTTTGCTGAGCCAGTAGGTACAAGGTCTAGTTCCACTTCGTCAAACCTATTGCCATCAACTGGTATCCCAAAGTAAATGGTAGATGGTCCAGTTCTACTTTCATAGACTATTATCTATTAGTATACCTAAATTTCTATTTAATTCGTAATGACTGACCAGGATAAAAAACAGAAGTTTCAATGCGTGGATTTAATGCTAATAATTCTTCCAAGGTTAAACCATTTCTTTCGGCTAACTGTCGCCCACCTTCACCACTTCGTACCGTATCGTATATAGGTTGGTCTGATTTAGAATTTTGTATTTGTTCACTAGAATCAGAGTTTTGTGGTGGTTGCTGCTCAGATTGTTCAAAAACTTGTTGAGTTTGATTATTTCTTTCAATTAATTGTTCCAACGTAATATTACCTAGATAAGTGTATATTTGTCCATTAACAGTTAAAGTACCATCATTATTTTTCGTTACTGTTCGGGGCGTATTATTCAAAAGAAACGTCATTATTTGATTACCATTCTCATCCACAGAAAAACTTACATTTTGAAGAGGAACATTCGATTGAGTTATGCTAGTGAGTGTTCCGTCAGCATTTATAAAAAATAAGTTATCACTTTGAGGAATACCCCAACCGCCTATAAAATCAGCTAAGCTAACTTGTGGTAGCGGTTCTTTAGTAGTAGATGAAGAGGTAGATTGGTTTGTTTCAGATGAGACGTTTTGATAATTAGAGCTGGTTTCTTCCGTTTTATCTTTTTGAGTGGAAGAATCAATACTTTTCTTTGTGTAAGGTTTCAAAACTAGTTTTGTTTGGTTATCAGAATTGTTTGTCTTAGTAGGAGTGAAAAGTAGATTTTGCTTTTCTTTTTTTATCTTGTAAGCTACTTCTTTTCCTTCATTTTCCCAACGAATTTGATTGTTTTTTAGATGGTATTTGACTTTGTATTCTATTTTATTTGCAATTTGTTTACCTAATTCTTCGCCTGCTTTTTCCAAATCATTTTTTGCAGTTGATGTGTGTTCATCTGTATTGATTTTGAAAGTAGCGGTATCTTCGCTGAATGATACAATCATTACTACTTCATCAACGTTGGAGTTTACGGCCCACTCGTTTGCCATTAGCTCTTTTGTGGTCACTTTATTTCTGCAAGAAGTAAGGGTCAGTAAGGATAAAAAAACAATCAACCCCAGTAAACTTTTTTTCAT